TGTTGGATGTTTAAGTGGTTATAGTATTCAAGAGATTGCTGGTGACCTAGTATTTTTAGCACCAGATGGTATAAGAACGATTGCTGGTACAGCGAGAATCGGGGATGTTGAGTTAGGAACTGTTAGTAAACAAATACAACCTATAATAACTACACTAGCTCAAAATATAAATCTGTATCAAATAACAAGTACTGTTATTAGAGAAAAATCACAATACAGGTTATTTTATACAAATTTAGGTGCATCAGAGAATGCACAAAGAGGTATTATAGGAACACTTAGACCAAAAGGATTTGAATGGTCTGAGACAAAAGGATTAGAAGTTACAGCAATAGGTGCAGATTTTGATGCCACAGAAGTAGAAAGATACTATCATGGTTCTAAATCAGGTTATATATACCTACATGATGATGGTAATAATTTTGATGGTGGTTCTATTATTGCTAGATATAAAACACCAGATTATGATTATGGTGATTTAGGAACATTAAAAACTTTACATTATTGTAAGGTTTCTATTGGAGCAGAAGGTATTGTAACACCAGAGCTTCAAGTTAAATTTGAATATTCAAATACTGATATACCACAACATACAAACAATTTTAGTTTTGGTACAGTAAATCCATCTGCAGTATTTGGAGAAGCAGTTTTTGGGTCAAATGTTTTTGGTGCAACATCAAACCCAATGGTAAGAATACCATTACAAGGTAGTGGTACAAGTAACAGTTTTACAATTTTAAGTAGTGATACTAAAGCACCTTACAAAATTAATGGATTGTATGTTGATTACATACCATCTGGCAGGAGATAAAAATGGCAGGATATACAAGACAAAGTTCGTTTAGTGATGGAGACAGCATAACTGCTGCTTTATTTAATGATGAATTTAATCAATTAGTAAATGCATTTCATGCAAGTACTGGGCATACCCATGATGGTACTACAGCAGCTAATGGTGCTCCTATATCAGTATTGTATAGTAATACAGTAACAATAGGTAAAAATGAAAATACTGATATAGCTATTACATTTAATGGAGCAACAACTGATGGCGTATTAACATGGATGGAAGATGAAGACTACTTTAAGTTTTCTGATGACATATTAGTAGATAGTACTGAAAAATTACAATTTAGAGATGCAGCAATATATATTAACTCTAGTGCTGATGGGCAACTAGATATAGTAGCTGATACAGAAATACAACTAGCTGCAACTACAATAGATATAAATGGTGCAGTAGATATTTCAGGAGCTTTAACATTAGCTGGTACTACATTAGCAGAAACTATTTCTGATACTGTAGGAGCTATGGTAAGTTCTAATACAGAAACAAACATTACCGTTTCATATGATGATTCAGATAATACATTAGACTTTGTAATCGGAACACTAAACCAAGATACTACAGGAAACGCTGCAACTGCCACAGCTTTAGAAACTGCTAGAACTATTCATGGTGTTAGTTTTGATGGTACTGCTAATATTGATTTATCAGAAGTTATTCAAGATACTGTAGGAGCTATGGTATCAAGTAATACTGAATCAGGTGTTACAGTTACATATCAAGATGGTGATGGAACTTTAGACTTTAGTGTAGCATCACAAACAGATGAAAACTTTACAACTGCTGACCATGCAAAATTAGATGGCATAGAAGCATCAGCTACTGCAGACCAAACAGATTCTGAAATTAAAACTGCATATGAAAACAATTCAAATACAAATGCATTTACAGATACTTTATTAAGTAAATTAAATGCAATAGAAGCTGGAGCTACTGCAGACCAAACATCAGAAGAAATACAAGACATAGTAGGAGCTATGGTATCTTCTAATACTGAATCAGGTATTACAGTTACATATGAAGATAGTGATGGTACTCTTGATTTTGCAATAGGAACTCTTAACCAAGATACAACAGGAAATGCAGCAACAGCTACAGCATTAGAAACAGCTAGAACAATACATGGTGTATCTTTTGATGGTACAGCAAATATAGATTTAACAGAAGTAGTACAAGATACTGTTGGAGCTATGTTCTCAAGTAATACTGAATCAGGTATTACAGTAGCTTATCAAGATTCTGATGGCACAATAGATTTAACAGTAGGAACTCTTAATCAAGATACTACAGGTAATGCAGCAACTGCAACAGCTTTAGAAACTGCAAGAACTATTAATGGCGTAAGTTTTGATGGTACTGGAAACATTACAACACTTACTGCAGGTACAGGAGTATCTGTATCAGGCACAGCAGTATCTATAGGACAATCAGTAGCAACAAATGCAGATGTAGATTTTGCTACAGTTACAACTACAGGTAATGCAATTATTGGTGGAAACTTAACTGTAAGTGGTAGTACCACAACTTTAAATACTGCAACCTTGGATGTTGAAGACCAAAACATAACACTTAATAAAGGTTCAGGTGATACATCAGGTTCAGCAGATGGAGCAGGTATTACTATACAAGATGCAGTAAATTCTTCAACAGATGCAACTATAGCATGGAGTGCTGCAAATGATAACTTTGTTTTCTCACATGAAGTAGTTGCTCCAAGTTTAGATATATCAGGTAATGTAGATATTGATGGTACATTAGAAACAGATGCTTTAACTATTAACGGTACAGCTTCAGTTCCTTTTGAATCTGCAGACCATAGTAAATTAGATGGTATAGAAGCAAGTGCAGATGTAACAGATACAACAAATGTTACTGCTGCAGGTGCATTAATGGATAGTGAACTTACAAGTATTGCAGATGTAAAAGCATTAGACCAATCAGTAGTAAGTGGAGCAACGCCTACATTTACAACTACTAATTTTACTGATGCTACAAATAAAAGGTTAATGACTGATGCTCAAGAAACAAAACTTGATTCAGTTGAAAGTGGTGCAACAGCAGACCAAACTGCAGCCGAAATTAGAACATTAGTTGAATCAGCTTCAGACTCAAATGTATTCACAGATGCTGACCATACAAAATTAAATGCAATAGAAGCTAGTGCTACAGCAGACCAGACAGATGCAGAAATAAGAGCTGCAGTAGAAGCAGCAACAGATTCAAATGTGTTTACTGATGATGACCATACAAAACTAAATGCTATTGAAGCAAATGCAACAGCCGACCAAACAGATGAAGAAATACAAGATGTAGTAGGTGGAATGCTTACTGGTAATACAGAAACAGGTATTACTGTTACATATCAAGATGCAGATGGCACAATAGATTTTGCAGTAGCCTCTCAAACAGATGAAAACTTTACAACAGCAGACCATTCTAAATTAGATGGTATAGAAGCTAGTGCTGATGTTACAGATGCTACAAATGTAGGAAGTTCATTAACAGCATTTCCTACAGGTACAGATGCTGCAAGTTCAGACTTAGTTCCATACTATGATGTAACTGCAGGAGCATGGGAAAAATCTACAGTAACTAATTTAGCTTTACAAGGACCAACAGGACCTACTGGACCTACTGGTTCAACAGGACCTACAGGACCTACTGGTTCAACAGGACCTACTGGACCTACTGGAGATAAAGGACAAAAAGGTGAAGTAGGTAGTACAGGTAGTACAGGTAGTACAGGTGGAACAGGACCAACCGGACCTACTGGACCTACTGGACCATCAGGTGCTGCATCAGATGGTAGTAAAGGGCAAAAGGGACAAAAAGGTGAGGTTGGTAATACAGGTGGAACTGGACCCACAGGACCTACTGGTAGCACAGGACCAGCAGGACCAACAGGTTCAGCAGGTGGCACAGGACCTACTGGAGATAAAGGACAGAAAGGTGAAGTAGGCTCTACAGGACCATCAGGACCAACAGGTGGTACAGGACCTACAGGACCTAGTGGACCAACAGGTTCAACAGGTACAGGTATTACAATGGAAGGTAATGTTGCTAATACAGGAGCTTTACCAAGTTCAGGCAATACAAAAGGTGATGCTTATATAGTACAAGCAGATGATAGTTTACATATTTGGGATGGTTCACAATGGGTAAGTGGTGGTTCTATTCAAGGACCTACAGGACCTACTGGACCTACAGGTGGTACCGGACCTACAGGACCTACAGGTGGTACAGGACCTACAGGACCTAGTGGACCTTCAGGTTCAAATGGTTCTAAGGGACAGAAAGGTGAAGTAGGTAGTACAGGTGGTACAGGACCTACTGGACCAACAGGTGGTACAGGACCTACAGGACCATCAGGTTCAGCAGGTTCAAATGGTTCAGATGGAGATAAGGGTCAGAAGGGACAAAAAGGTGAAGTGGGTAGTGCAGGACCTACAGGTGGCACAGGACCTACTGGACCTAGTGGTGGTACTGGACCTACTGGACCATCAGGTTCAAATGGTTCAAATGGAGATAAGGGTCAGAAGGGACAAAAGGGACAAACTGGTTCAACTGGTGGTACAGGACCTACAGGACCTAGTGGTGGTACTGGACCTACTGGACCATCAGGTGGTACAGGACCTACAGGACCAGCAGGTTCAAATGGTTCAAATGGAGATAAGGGTCAGAAGGGACAAAAAGGACAGACTGGTAGCACAGGTGGTACAGGACCTACAGGTGGCACAGGACCAACAGGACCAGCAGGACCAGCAGGACCATCAGGTTCAAATGGTTCAAATGGTTCTAATGGTTCAGATGGTCAAGATGGAGATAAGGGTCAGAAGGGACAAAAAGGACAAGCAGGTTCAAATGGTTCTAATGGTTCAAATGGTTCTAATGGTTCAGATGGTGGACCGGGACCAGCAGGACCTCCCGGACCATCAGGTGGTTTTACAACTAACTCAAACGCACAAGTAAATAGTTTAGGTGCAGGTACTGCAGGTAGTGGTACAGCAGGTGAGATTAGAGCAACTAATAACATTACAGCTTTTTATTCTGATGCTAGACTAAAAGACTTTGAAGGTACTATACCTAATGCTTTAGAAAAAGTAATTCAATTAAGTGGTTACTACTTTAGAGAAAATGAAGTAGCTAAAGGACTTGGTTACGATAATAATAAACGACAAGTTGGTGTTTCAGCTCAAGAAGTACAAGAAGTATTACCAGAAGTAGTAACAGAAGCACCGATTGATGACCAATATCTAACAGTATGGTATGAGAAGTTAGTACCATTATTGATAGAAGCTATAAAAGAATTAGCAGTAGATTCTCACGAACCTAAGTGTTTAGAAGATATGGAAGGTTATGAAGACTTACTTGCAAGATTAGAGGAGCTAGAAAACAATGGCTAACATGCAAACAATTACTGTAATACATACTCCAGAAGGAAGTAATCAAGAAACTACAGCTATTGTAACTTATGATGATAATACACAAACTTATTGGAATAAAGATAGCGATAGAAGTGTTTTAGATACACATACTAAAGCTGTATTAGATGCATTTTTTAATGGAATAAGTTAATGGCAATAAGTGCAGCAGGACAAACAAAATCATTCTCAGATTTACAAACTGAGTTTGGTGGTTCTCATCCGATAACTATGGGTGAGTATGCTGCTTTTAGAGTATCAGGTTCTGGTAATACTATTGACATGGATGATTTTGCAGGTGCAGTAGCATTGACCTGGGATAACCCATCAGTAGACTTAAATTTACCTAACAATGCTTTAGTATCTACAGGAAGTTCATCAAGTACTGCTAACGGTATAGCTGTTATAGGTATGGCTTATCAACCAGCAGATAACAGAGTTAGATTTAGACACGGTAAAGGTAATCAAAGTACAGCAGTAACTTATAGTTATTTAAACTTAGACTATGCTGGTGCTGACCCTGCTACTGTAGAAGTACAATTAAATTGGACAGCAGTTCAAACAGGAAGTGGTTCATTTACTAATGGTAGTGGTGCAACATCTGGTAATTGGAATCAAATAACTGAACAAAGCACCAGTAGTGATAGTGGAACATTTACTACATATATTTGGTCAGCTCAAAAAAGTTCAGGATTTGGAACTGCTGCTTTAGATGCAGGAGCTTTAGCATCAGGTGGTGTAGCTCTAACATTTGCATTTAGAGGAAAAGATTCAAGTGGTAATGTTTTAGCTACCTCTGCAACAAGCAATAGCGAAACTATTTATGTTGCTGGTACAAGAAGCTTCGGTGGAGGTGGAGGTGGAGGCTTTGAGCCTTAATAACAGATATGTTACAATCTTTACATGAAGAAACTAGTAATAAGTTTACAAAGAAGAACAGATAGAAAAAAAGAATTTTATAAAAATAATTTAATTAATTATGAATTTATAGAAGCAATAGATTATAAAAGATTAAATAATTTTATAGTAGATGAAAACTTTAGAGACCCTTTTAAAAATAGACCAGTCTTAAAAAGTGAAGTAGCATGTTTTTTATCACATAAGAAAGCATGGGAAAAATGTTTAGAATTAAATGAACCTGTAATTATTTTAGAAGATGATGCAGTTATAAATAAACATTGGGACGAAAAATACTATACAAGTTTAATAAATAAATATAATTTTATATATTTACAAAAAAACGAAAACGAACCTACAGAAGTTATAAGTATAGATGATAAATTGGAGATACCTTCTTATCCTTATAATCTAACAGGGTATATAATAAAACCATCAACAGCAAAAGTTTTATTAAACAATATAAATAAAATTATTCCTGCTGATGAGTATATACCTAAATTAATGAGGGAATATATTTTGACAGAAGTTGTATCACTAAAAAGTAGTAGCGATATAGAAAATGTAGGAGTTGCTAGAAACTTTAAAGTTCATGCAGTTACCGTAGGAACAGATTCTAAAAAATGTGTTAAATTAAACACAAGTGCTAGACATCATGGTATAGATATTATTAACCTTGGTACAAATGTAGAGTGGCAAGGTACTGATATGACAGGACCAGGTGGAGGACATAAAGTAAGTTTATTAAAAGATTACTTATATACTTTACCAGTAGATGATGTAGTTTTATTTACAGATGCATATGATGTTTTTTATGCAGATGATTTAGAAACTATAACTGAAAGATATTTAGGATTTAATTGTAAAGTATTATTTTCAGCAGAGCAATATTGTTGGCCTGATGCAAATATAGAAAATGAGTTTCCTGAGTCACCAACTAAATATAAATTTTTAAATAGTGGTACTTTTATAGGTAGA